TTCACTCGATGCTTCCTTGCTCCACTTCAGCGCATTGGCTTTCAATGCACCGATCGCTCTCATTCATGATTCTGTATTGTGTCGTGCTACCGACATGTCTGTTCTCAGTGCAATTGTACGAGAAACATATATGCACCTCTTTGCCGAACACAATTACTTGCAAGACTTTGCTAACCAAATAGGAGCAGAGTCTAACCCACCGATTATTGGAGATCTAGAACCTAGCTCCGTAATTGATTCCACTTATTTTTTCTGTTAAATGCCACGTACAATCCACAAAACCGCACAGCCTGTAGTCCTTGAAGGTTATCAAGCTGTACTGAAACCAAGTAAGTTTGGTTATTCACTTGCTGCTCTAGTTGATCAATCCATGGTTGATGTACTGGAAGATGATCGTGTTGAATCCCTTAAGTGGGCTGAAACTAAACTGAAGAATCCTAAGCGTTCTACACTTAAGCCTGAACCTTGGGAAGAAGTTACTGAAGGACAATACAAAGTTAAGTTCTCTTGGAATGAAGAATCTCGTCCACCTGTTGTCGATACTGAAGGGACGCATATTACTGATGACAATACACCTATGTATGCTGGTAGTCGTGTTAAGCTTGCGTTCTATCAGAAGCCGTATATCCTCCGTGATGGAGTCACGTATGGAACAAGCCTTAAATTGGTTGGTGTACAACTGGTGTCTCTCAATACAACAGCTGGTGTAGATACCGGTGATATGTCTGCTGAAAACGTTGCAGCACTCTTTGGTAAGACTGAAGGGTTCAAGGCTAATGAGCCTAATGTAACGCCATCTGACAGTACTGAGGACGACTTCTAGTGGCATTCCGATCAGGACTTGAGGAGAAGGTCGCTGATCTTCTCTGCAACCTGGATGTCAATTACGAATATGAAACTGAAAAAGTACCCTATACAATTCCACATTTATACACGCCAGACTTTTTTCTACCGAATGGCGTCGTGCTAGAATGTAAAGGCTATTGGGATGCTGATGACAGACGCAAGATTAAAGCAGTCAAACAACAGCATCCTGAATTAGATTTACGTATGGTCTTCCAGGCTCCTTACAACACAATATCTAAGAAATCAAAGACTACTTACGCAAAATATTGCGAGAAATTAAACATACCTTGGTGCTCCTTTGCGAACATCCCAATCAAATGGCTCCTCTGAATTTGTAAGACACATACCGTGTCCACAGTGTGGTTCCAGTGATGCCAACGCTCTATACAGCGACGGACATGAGTGGTGCCACAAACAATGTGGTTATTACAAACATGCAGATGGACAAGAAATAACAACACACATTCACACTAATTCTATTGTGCAGATCAAAGGCTCAGCCGAACGGTTGCAGAAACGCAAGATCAGTCAATCTACTTGTGAGAGATTTAAAGTATATCGTGATGGGGACAAGCTAAGGTTTTACTATCATGATCCATCTGGCATTGTAAAAGGTGCTAAGATTAAAACCAAAGACAAACAATTCACTTATGAAGGAGAAACACCTGGTACATTCTTTGGTCAACATTTATGGGGCAGTAGTGGTAAACGCATAATCATCACAGAAGGTGAGCTCGATTGTGTGTCTTACGGGGAAATATTCCCAACTTGGCCCGTAGTATCACTACCTAGTGGTGCTGCCTCAGCTAAAAAAGCAGTCCAGAAAAACCTAGAGTTCCTTCAAGGTTACAGCGAGATCGTGCTTTGGTTCGATTCAGATGAAGCCGGTCAGAAGGCTGCTGAAGAAGCCGCGAGTGTCTTACCACCTGGCAAGGTTCACATCGCCCGTCTAGAGGCTTACAAAGACCTTTCAGACGCTTTACAGGCTAGTGATTACAAGGCTATCGATGATGCATTCTTTAAACGTAAGGAATTCAGACCTGATGGTATTGTAGATGCTAAATCTTTACTTGAATTAGTAACAACACCACAACCACCAGCTGATTATGACTATCCATTTCAAGGACTTCAATCAAAGCTTCACGGGATTCGGCGCGGAGAACTTGTCACGATCACTTCAGGATCCGGCCAAGGGAAGTCGTCCGTGTGTCGAGACTTGGCTGCTCACTTGTTATCGAACGGAGAACGGGTTGGATACTTGGCACTTGAAGAGTCAAACCGCCGTACAGCTTTAGGTTTGATGTCTGCTTCTGTAGGTAACAACTTAGCCTTAGGAGAACATACTCATGACGAACTTACAAAAGCGTTTGATTCCAGTATTAATAACTGGAACCTTTATCTTTTTGATGGCTTTGGTAGTTTTGATCCTGATATTATTTATAACAGGATTGAATACTTAGCCTCAGGACTTGATTGTAAGATCATCTTTCTTGATCACCTATCCATTCTTATGAGTGGTCTTGATGGTGATGAGAGACGCATGATAGATCAAACCATGACCCGCTTACGTTCTCTTGTTGAGCGCACTGGCATTGTATTATTTTTAGTTTCACATTTAAAACGAGGATCATCCGATCAAAACCATGAAGAAGGTGCACGTGTTACACTCGGACAACTTAGAGGAAGTGCGGCAATCGCTCAACTTAGCGATGCAGTTATTGGACTCGAAAGAGATCAACAGAGTGAAACTAAACACTCTGATACAACTGTTAGAGTTCTCAAGAATCGCTACTCTGGGGAAACAGGCATTGCTTGTCGATTAAACTACAACCTATCCACTTGTAAATTCAATGAAACTACAGAACCAGCAGCGTTCGATGCAACAACAGATTTCTAATCTAAAGCGTCCTAATCCTCCTACTGAAGAGGCAGTGAAACGTGCTAAGTTTGTTGATAAAACCTATCAATGGCAAGGACGTTGAATGCTACTATTTGATTTAGAAACAGACGGACTGTTAAATGATGCTACCAAAATCCACTGTCTTTGTATTTACGATACCGAAGTTAAAGAAACAATGGTATTCAATGATCAATCGTTTACGTCAGCAACAGAAAGGCCAGCAACGGAACCTATCGTACGCGGTATCCAATTACTCGAAGACTCTGATTATATTGTCGGTCATAACATTATTAATTATGATCTTAGTATCATCAATAAGTTTTATCCATGGTTTAGACGTATTGGTGATTGCTTGGATACTCTTTTGCTTAGCCGTCTTTACCACCCGAACTTAATGGAGATTGACAAACAAAAGACATGGACTGGTATGCCACTTAAACTTTACGGATCACATTCACTAGCTGCTTGGGGTTACCGCCTTGACGAAGCTAAAGGTGATTACTGTAAAGATACCGATTGGAAAGAATGGTCTCCAGAAATGGAAGACTACATGATACAAGACGTTACTGTCACAAGGAAACTTTGGAACCACTTTCAACCATACCTGAATGGATTACGCTAGAACATGAAGCAGCTGAAATCCTCACCAAACAAGAACTACATGGATGGTACTTTGATGAACGCGCTGCATGGCAACTTGCATCAACTCTCAGACAAGAGCTTGAAGAAACTTATCAACTACTACGTGACAGGCATCCTTACGTTGCCGGACCAGTATTTACTCCTAAGCGAGATAATCGGACCCAAGGCTATGTCAAAGACGCTCCACTTACACGCCTTAAAGAACTAAATCCTACATCACGAGATCATATAGCATGGATCCTGCAAACATTTCATGGCTGGAATCCCACCCAGAAGACACCTACTGGGAAGCCTATCATAGACGAACCGATACTGAAGGAGATAGGGAGCCCGACTGCCCTTGCATTCCTGCGGATTTTGACGATAACGAAGATGCTTGGAATGATATCCGAAGGCGCAAACGCGTGGCTGAAGCTATGTACGAGTGCTAATAGGATACATCATCATTGTTCTGTTGCTACTTCAACTTTTAGATGTGCCCACCGAAACCCAAATTTGGCCCAAGTTCCAAGTGACTCAAGATTTAGAGAGCTTTTCTTACCAACTCCGGGTCAAGTTATGGTCGCGGCTGATTTGTCTGGGATTGAGTTACGTATGTTATCTCATTTCCTTGCCAAGTATGATGGCGGACGATACGCAGACATCCTCCTTAACGGAGATATACACCAAGTCAATGCTGATAAGATAGGAATATCTAGAAAGCTTGTTAAAACCGTAACGTATGCGTTTCTATACGGTGCAGGTGACGAAAAAATTGGACACAGTTATGACAAACTTCTTTCATCCACGCAAGCCAAGAAAAAAGGTAAGGAAATCAGAGCGGCCTACATTGATGCGATTGATGGACTCGATAAACTCTTGGAGGCTATCAAGACAGCTTCAGAGAGAGGATTTATCAAAGCTATCGATGGCAGAAAAATTATGGTGGATAGCCCGCATAAAGCGTTAAACTACTGCCTTCAAGGTAACTCCGCCATCCTGGCAAAACGTTGGATGGTCATCAATCAACAAAACATCAAAGAATTAAATTTATGTTGTTCACAACTAGCCTTTGTACATGACGAATTGCAATTCGAGTGTTCCCCTGAACAAACAGCTGACTTATCAACATCCTTGGTATTTAGCAGTCTCGCAGCTGGAGAATACTACAACCTCAGAATCAAAATCGACGCCGAAGCAAAAATCGGAAACAACTGGAGTGAAACCCACTAATGAGAAGTAAATCAATGATGGGAGTACAAACCGTAGTCCCGTTTACATCAAAGAAAACCCGTCAAGGTAACGGCTTGCATAGTAAGCCACGCAAAGGAAAAAAGAAATATAGAGGCCAAGGTAAATGAAGTTATTTGTTGACGCAGACTACATCGTTTACAAGGCTTGTGCCGGTGCAGAGTCAGAAGTTGACTTTGGTGATGATGTAATCCTAGTTGTCAGCAAATTCAGTGAAGCATACGCATCAGTCAAACGTGAACTAAATAAAATTAAAAACAAGTTCATGTGGGATGTCCCTGAGGTTGTGCTTTTCTTTAGTGATAGTTCTAACTTTCGTAAAGAGATCATGCCAGCTTACAAAGGGCATCGTAATCGTAAGAAGCCTTGTGGATACAAACGTGTTATCAATGCTCTCAAAGATGAGTACGAAGTAGTAATACTACCGACTCTTGAAGCAGATGATAGTATGGGTATCTACGCTACTAAATATCCTGGTAATGTTATCGTAAGTCCAGACAAAGACATGCGACAGATACCTGGAAAGCTCTACAACATGGATGAAATCGTGAATGTGGAAGAGGCAGAGGGACAACGCTGGCACCTTATACAGGCGCTTGCAGGAGACCAGACAGACGGTTACAGTGGTGTACCTGGAATAGGAATCAAACGAGCTGTTGCTTTGTTTGAAGACAAAGGCTACACTTGGAAAGCAGTTGTTGATGCATTTGCCGAGAAGGATCTTGGTGAAGACATTGCACTACAAAACGCAAGACTTGCAAAGATCCTTACTACAAATGATTATGACTGGAGAGCAAAACAGCCCATCCTTTTTACCCCCTCCTCCGATTATAGAGTTGACAGTGGAACAGGACTTCAAGATAAGAAGACTTGAAGACCTACTACCCCAAGCTGATAAAAAAGATATTATTACATTATTCATGGCGTTACAACGTCAGAACTTTGCACTTGCTAACACCGTATCTAACCTAGTCAAACAATGGCCCAATCACCTGAACACTACGGAAACAACTGGGAAGTAGGAGACTTCATCGTTAATCAGAACCTTAGTTTCTTCCAAGCTAATGCTGTTAAATACATTTGTCGTTGTGAATACAAAGGAGACAAAAGAAAAGACTTAGCCAAAGCAATCCACTATTTACAACATGAACTCGACAAAACACAATCAGA